TCCCGCTACGGGTGAACCACGGAGGTACCGCGATGCCGCACGAGAAGATCCGCGACCGACACAACCGGTCCACGCTGCCCGGAGAAGAGCAGCAGCCGCCCCAGCCGTTCCTGGAGATCGGTTGGTCGTCCGGCCCCACCCCGCTCACGGAGCACGAGGTCCCGGACGGCTGGGTCCAGGTGTCCGCCAACCGCGACGGCGTCAATGCGCGCATCATGAACGAGGACCCGCACGCGGTCGTGGGCCGCACCGCGGACATCCTGACCGGCGCCGGAATGCCGCTGCTCAAGGAGTCCCAGGTGGCCGCCATCGCCGAAGCGCTCGCGCCCTACATGGCGTACGGGCTGGGTGAGCCGGTCGTCCAGTTCGCCATCCAGCTGGACCGCGAGGGCTGCAACCACGCGATTCGCACCGTGCGCCGTGCCCGCGATCGGGCTTTCGGGGCGGACGCGTAGGCTCTGCCCCCGTTAGAAGGTGTAGGGGTGCACCGGGGATGCCGAAGGGCCCCCGCCGGATCGCGACCGGCGGGGGCCCTTTGCTGTCCGTACCGGTCAGCTCGCGGCTTTCTTCGCCTCCCAGTCGGCGACCGCGGCGCAGGCCTCCGCCTGGGAGCCGGGGTTGACCTGCTGCTTTCCGGGGAAGTTCGTGTCACCGGTCGCACACATCTTCTTCGCCGCGTTGACCGCGGTCGCGATGGCGCGGGACTCGTCCATCCCCTCCTCCTTCTGGAGGTGGTCGGCGATTCGCTTGATGTAGGTCGGGAGGCCTCCGGCGTCCTTCACCCAGTTGAACGTGCCCGCGGTGAGCGCGTCCAGGCTCGCGGACAGCTCGCCGTGCAGGGCGCCCACGTCCAGCAGCTCGTGCAGGTCGGCCAGCCCGGAGGCGTACTCGCTCGCCGCCCGCTGGTCGCGCACCCAGCCGAGCACTTCGCGCACCTCGCTGGGCTTGAGGCTCCCGAAGTCCATGTGCTCCTGGGCGGGCGTGCTGCTCGGACGGCGAGCACCCGCGGCCACGAGCGCCTGAACCTCACCGCCGGCCACGAGCGCCCGCGTGCCGATGAACCCTTGGGTGTTGACCTGGAGCACGGCCACCATCTCCAGTGCGCCGCGGATCTTCCGCCAGTCGCCGGAGGGGCCCGCCATCCGGAACGAGTGGACCTCATCGGCGGACAGGTTCCCGCGCAGCACGCCGCACGCCCAGATGCCGTGCTTGCCGTCGGACAGCCGGACGTCGGCCGCCGCGGTGCACACGTTGTCGTAGTGGGCCGCCGCCGCCCGCGCGGACATGGTCGGCCGGATGTTGGCGTGGCCTTCCACCTGGGCGTCCCTGGACATGGTGATGACGCCCGCGGCCAGGTCGCCCTGGTCCGTGCGCACCATGCCGGTGTGGAAGTAGGCGTAAGCGGACGGCGAGCGCGGCGCCGTCTTGCACTCGCCGCTGAACCCGATGTGGCAGGCCTGCCACGGTGCGACGTGGCCGGAGACGTACAGCAGGTCGCCCGGCCCCTCCGTCACCGTCATGGCCTGGTAGTGGTCGGGCTCCGGCACGGCGAACGCGGCGGACGGGAGCGTGGGGATGCTGGCCGCAACGATCGCCTCGCCCCCGCCGAACGGGTAGTCCGTGACCTCGCCGCCCATGGCGACGCGGATGCGGTCGAACTGCACCGGGCCGGTGACGGACAGCGCGCTGGTGTCCAGCCCGTATCCGGCCGTCATGTGCGGCACGAACGGCGCGTGCTGCTCCGGCCAGTCCGCCTGGCCGATGATCTGCTCCAGGCGGTCGATCACGGCCATGCGGAGCAGGGAGAGGCCTTCCCCGTCGCCGAGCAGGTACACCGCGCACGGCGTCATCGAGCCGTCCGGGCCGCCGTCCGGGTTGAACTGGGCGTGCGCGAACACCCGCGCCTCCACCGCACCCGCGGTGCCGGTGCCGCCGCGGTCGGGGTCGGTCCACATGCCGGCCAGCTGGGCGGCCTCTTCGTGCACCGCGGCCCGCTGCTCGTCGGTCCAGGTGTCCACCCGGTCCCCGAGGTAGGCCAGCGTGACGTGCAGTTGCTCCGCCCACTCGCCACCCTCCACGGCGTAGGCGCCGGGGTCGGCGGGCACGAGCGCCACCATGCCGTCCGTGCGCGTCGGGGCGGGCAGCTCCTCCGGGTCCTCCGCGGGTTCGCCGTCGGCGGGAGGCTGGTCGCCGTCCTCCGCGGGGAGCACGTCCTCCGGGGCCGGGTCGGCGAGCGCGAGCCCGGCCGCACACGGCGCGCACGTGTCGCCCAGCTCGCTGGAGCGCCACGACACGGCGGCGGCGGTGATCGCCTGGCCGTCCTCGGGTGCCATCAGCTCGCCGTCGATCTCCACGTACGCGTCCGGGAACGCGGGCTGTGCCACGAGCGTGGTCGCGGCGATGGTGCCCTTGCGCATACGGATGCGCTCCGGCTCCGCGTTCGGGTCGTCCTCGGAACCGGGCGGGTACTCCAGCTCCGCCACGACCGCGGAGAGGTCGATGGAGTTGCCGGAGAGCGCCCGGTCCTTCACGAGCCGGAACGCGGGAACGTCGTTGTACATCCACCCGGTGCCGGACCAGACGAACGTGCCCTCCGGGAAGGGCTCGCCGGTCTGTCGGGAGATCACCTCCGGGCCGGGCGTGCGCACCATGCCGGTGACCGCGCCGACGATATCGGCGTTGTCGTGGCCGTCGCCGCCGTCCGGGGTCCGGGTCTGCGCCAGGAGGCTGATCGGGAGCGCACGGTGGTCGATCCCTTCCGGCTCCAGGTACCGGCCGTCGGCGGTGTCCATCCCCTCCACGGCCATCACGGGGAGGCGGATCGCGGTCGCGTTCTCCGGGATGCCGTCGGCGGGCGCTTCGGTGTCGATCACTGGAGCGGTCACGCCGCGCCTCCCTTGATGAATCGGGCCTGGAGCTTCTGGATGTGCTGCCACCGGTCGCGCTCGTGCTGCGCCGTGGTGTCGGTGCGGCCCGCGGCGTCGTCCTCCGCGGCGAGCTTGAGGAGCTGGGCCATTTGCTCCGTCGGCACGCGGAGCCGTTCGTCCACCTGGTCCGCGTACTCCGGGATGGCGTAGGCGGGCACGTAGTCGCACATGCAACCGCCGTGGTCGCCCGGCCGGAAGTAGGGGCCGACCCACGCGAACCGGCCGTTGTAGACGGTGAGCGTGTCCAGCTTCGGGTCCGTCCACGAGGCGAACCGCTCCGCCTCCAGGTCCCAGTGCGGATCGAACTTCCGCTTCTGCGGCGTGATGCCGTACACCCACAGGTAGCCCAGCTCCACCGCCCCGGCCTCTTCCATCTCGCGGGTGACGGTGTCGCCGTTGGCGAGGCCTCCCACGGGCTCCCCGGTGACGGACCGGCCCAGGTCGTCCAGGCCGCCGGAGGATTCGGGCAGGCCGCCCACGACCGCGAGCGCCCGGCGCACGGCGTAGTGCGGGACCGCGCCGTCCACCAGTTCGCCCTCTTCGGTCTCCGGGTCGCCGTCGCTGAACATCAGCTCCCGCGCCCGGTCCTGGAGCGTGGCGTGCAGGTGTGCCCAGCCCTCATCGATGCGCTTGGACATGCGCTCCGTCATGCGCTTGGCCGCCGCGCCGCCGCGCCTGCTGTCGCGCTTGAGGCCCAGCATCTTGAGCACGCGGTCCACGATCGCGGAGATTCCCGCGGTCACGAGCGCGACGAACTTGTCCTCCAGCTCGCGGAACGCCTCCGCCAGCAGGTGCTCATCCGTGCCGCCCAGCGCGAACGCCTGCTGTCGGCCGACCATGCGCAGCACGGTGAGCGGGTCCTGGCCTCGCAGGGTCAGGGAAAGCTCACGGTTGGCGGTCGCCTTGCTGCGCAGACGGGAGCCCGCCTTCTCCAGCGCGCGCTGGAGTGCCGCCTCCGCCGCCTGGAGCACCTGGTCCCGGATGGCGCGGTCGGTCTCCATGAGCCGCCGGGCCTCGTCCAGCGCCAGCCGGTAGTCCGGCATGGGCGGAGCAGCCGCGGCGGTCAGTCCGGTGTGGACAGTCGGCGAGGGCTGTCCGGACAAACCGGCGAACGCGGGCTGACCAGGCGTTCCGTTCGTGGGAGCGCTCTCACCAGCACCGCCCCCCGGCGCAGTACCGGGCGCGTCGCCAGGCCCCGCCGGGGGCGTGGCGTCGGCCTCCGGGCCGGAGCCGATCGCCGCCGGAACCTTCACGCCGGGCAGCGCGGAGAGGTCGGGGAGATCCAGGTTCCCGTCCGCCTCCCGCCTCGCGAACCACGTCATGATCGCCATGGCCGCGGACTGGTCCATGCCGGACGTCATCGCGACCATCCACAGCATTTCCTCCGGCGTCGGGGCGTCCTCGTCGTTGAACCCCAGCGCCTTCCGGAACGCGGCCGGACCGATATCGCCGGTCTTGCGCGCGTCGATCGCATCCTGCCGCCGGTTCGGGTTCTCCGTCACCGGGGAGATGTCGTACCAGACGACCAGCTGGCGGATTTCCTCCAGGCTGAACCCCTGGGCGCGGAGCCCGGCGCGCAGGAACGCGAACGTGAGCGAGTCGACCATGAGCCGCACGCCGGGTTCGATGTAGTTACGCGCCGTGGAGATGTCGATCTGCCAGGCCGTCCAGTGGTTGACGTCGGCCAGCCCGGTCACGACCTCCGGGGGGATGTCCAGCCCGTTGCCCATGCGGGACAGCGCCGCGGACTGCTTCTCCAGCAGCTGGGGGCTGTCCTCGCGCTCCAGGCGGATGTGCTCCAGGCCCTCCAAGTCCTTGAGGTCGCCCGTGACCATGACGGGCGACACGCCCCCGGCGTCCCCTTCGTTGCTGATGGGGACGACCAGGGCGTACTGGAGGTCGCGGGAGAACTTCTCGTCGTCGCCCTCGTCGGTGTCCTCGCGGGTGTTGATCGGCAGGGTGAGGCCGCGCGGCACCTTGAGGATGCCGTTGGACATGATCCGCGAGCGGGAGACGGCGCGCAGCTCGCGGCCGATCAGGACGACGTCCTCCAGGACGTTGAGCATGGCGAGGCAGGCGGAATCGGCCTGGTGGCTGTACTGGGGGTGCTCCACCCACAGCCGGTATAGCTCCTCCGTGCCGGGGATGATCTGCCCGTTGTTGCCGGGGCGTCCGAGGTCCAGCTGGCGCTGGGCGCCCAGGAGCGCCGGGTCTTTCAAGATCACCGAACGGGCGTCCGGGGAGACCTCGATCTCCGAGGTGGAGCGGATCTTCCACGACTCCTCGCCGGTCTCCTGGTCCACGAACCCGTGCAACCAGCACTCCCCGGCCACGTCCTGGTTCTCCGACCAGCGCGAGAGGAACGCCCCGTTCTCCAGCGGCAGGCGGGCCAGCTCCGCCTCCGCCGCGGCGGCCAGCGCCGGGGACACCGTGACCCGCTTGCGCTTCTCCTCGCTGTCCGAGTTGCGCAGGGAGAGGGCAATGGGCTCGTCGTCGTCCGGGTCCGGGTTGACCTGGGCTACGTAGAACTTCACGCGGGAGATGTTGTTCGCGCGGAACTTGAGCGCCCCTCGCAATTCGGGGATGAGGTCGCGGTACGCCCACGCCTGGGACTGCCACCCGGAGCGTGTCGCCGCCAGCGCGCGCAACTGGTCCGGCGACGTGCTGGGCTGGATGCGCACGCCCGCGGCAGTCATCACCCCGCCGCCACCGCCACGAGGGGGCGGCGGGGGCAGGGTCGGCACCTTCCCGCGCAGAGCGGAACCCGCGGCGCGGAGGCGGTCGGACACGGGCACTGTGGCCTCCTAGTCGTGGGTGTGCGCGGAGACCAGGCCGACCACGGCGGAGAGCGCGAGCGCCCCGGCCAGCGGCTCCCACGCACGGCGGTACGGGCTCGCCGCGGCGACGACCACCCCAGCGGACACCCAGAACCCCAGGCACCACGGGCAGTCGATCAGGTTCCCGATCGGCTTGTCCCCGTAGCGGGCCATGAGCCGTTCGCGGAGCACGGGCAGCGGCGGGAGGTCGTCCACCTGGAGCAGGCGCGTCACGCGGTACGCGGCCAGCGCGTTGACCGCGAGCGCCGCCAGGGTGCGGGACGCGCGGGACTGCCAGCGGCTCACGGCGTCCACGCCTGCACGGTCGTTGCCCACTCCGGCGCCCAGCCTTTCAACGTCCTCTGATTGCACCCGCACCCACCAGTGGTGGTGATGGTGACGACCCCGGCCGCGGTGACGACCTGAAACCCGTTCTTGCCCATGATGTCCGACGGCGGCCGGGCCGTCTTGTCGTAGTCGATGGGCGAGAACCACACCGCGTCGATGCGCTCCACCTGGCGGAGGTCGGCGGGCTGGCGGTCGTACACGTACAGGCCGGTGTCGGTCGCGAACACCTTGACGCGGTGCCGCGCGCGGCGGTTCTCTCCGGGCAGCACCACGGACGCGGGGAACCACGCGTGCCAGCGCAGGGCGTTGGGTACGGGGACCGGGTCGGGTGCGACGTCGGCGGGCGGGGCGACGGGCTTGCGGGACATCGGGGCCTCCAGGGTCGGGTGC